TATCTAATTAATCCTTTGTATTATTACTAAGCTGATACCATTTCAGGTTTACCCGCTTCGTTCTTTGCTAGTATATCAGTTGTGCCAATTTTCTTCAATAACTCTTTAATAGAATACAATACTTCGGGATGCAGCTCTGTAACCTCTTTTCCTTCTTTACGGCTTTCTTCGGCTGTAGTATGACGCTTAACAATACCTTGCAATAGTGCAAGATAATCAACCGTCATTTTAAGTTGTGGTTGTGGTGTTAATTCCCAATATGGGGTAGCTTCTGCATTATCAATAAATACTTGTGCATTTTCTGGTGTAATATCTACACGTTTACGAAATACCATAACACCCTGTTTAATACCCAACTTGCCAAACTTCATGAGCCAAGTAGCTACACGTTGAGTGTCGTGTTTTTTACCCATTGCCTCAATGAGGCGTTGTGCGAAGCCGTCATTACCGTGTAAGTTAGCTTGTGCAATGGCAAATACACCCGCTTCATGGATAGCTTGAGCTAATTCTTCGCTACCTTTTTTGATGTTCTTAATTGTGTTATTGAATTGTTTATCGTTAATCATTTTATTGTCTCTCTTTCTTAAAGGTTATTAATTTAAAGCATACATAATATGCCCAGTAAGAAATATACTATATATGAGGCGTGACCGACTCTTTTAATATACTTCTCACTCATCAAGTATATTCTATTGTCATGCATCATAGCTTGTTAGCTTTAGATACTAGAATATATCTTTTCGTCGCGTGGTTCTTAGGTATGTATTACATACTGCCAGTATTATCTGCCTTCTTTGCCCTAGCTTGTGACCATATACAGATAACCCTTAGATTATTTATTCTGTATTAGTTTTGATAACTTGCAAGCAATTAGACCATATAGATCATATTACTTTGGTTAGTTGGTACTTACTAGTACCCCATAACCCTGCATTAAATGTTATCTTCGCATCACGGGAAAGAATATATTACTTTGTTTATGTGTAGTATTCACAACATCAATTCATTTATTACGCTTGCATTATCTCACAAATTCAATTCTTCGTCAAGCATTAATACCTTCGGGTTATAATAACTTAGTATAGTATTATCTAACACTTAACCGCACCCACGCCCACAACATTAGCTTTGCAGTCATTCTATTATTACTTTGTTCAATTCCCTGAACTTGTCAGGATTATGCACACTTTAGCACAATGTACATAATTTTGCAAGCTCTACTTTAAAACAATGACCGACCAACTAATATATTAAAGAACAATATACAAACTCACCCATTACACTTTTATTCAACATCATGTATTCATCAATGGTATAGAATATATTATCAGTAGTAAGAAAAAACATAATTATATTTCCTTTATTAATTAGTTGTTCGATGTGCCCATTATACACAAAGCGATAAATAAATGTAAGATTATATCAATGGATAATTGAATAACGATTGATAGAATAGATGGTAGGTTATAAGTTGTTGATACTATTAAGTATTAGTATAATGGATAAGTTAGTTGAGTTAGATATATATAGTAACTGGTTGAATGTATTGATTATAAGTATATAAGAATATAGTCATAGATATGGTGTGGTTATAATTAAACAATAATATTAGAATATACTAATATAGATATGGTCATAAGAATATAAGAATATATTAATATAATAATATTCTTATGGGGTATAAGGGGGGTTATACACTATTTTATATAGTGCATTACACCTAAATAAAATCTACCAGAAATTATGGGATATTGAAAAGGAATAAATCGTTCCAGATCGTTATACAATATTATACGATCTGTCACATGAGTTAGAACATGTATCAATAATGAGACACTATTAAAATATATATCAGAAATCTATTGACTTTCTCTTAAAAATATGCTATAATATATGTATTGTATAAGCAATTAATAAAAAGAATGCTTAAGCTAGTAGTGAGTGGTAACGAGCGCGGCTCTTCCACTGAAGGTTTCAGCAAAGAAACCGAAGTATTAAATAATACATAAATACTAAAGAGGGATACTATGTTCTTCGAAACTAAAGTTTCTCTGGAACCATTTCTTACTATAGTCTTACCAGAATTTAAAGAATGTTCTAAGTATTTAAGTAGTAATGGTCTAACACATGAATTGTCGTGCAGTGTATACAATTGGGTCTTACATTGTTATGCTCATCTGACTGCTACAGATGCATATGCTTGTCAGTACTATATTGTTACTGAAAGCTTTAATTTTATATAAAAGGATTTATTTTGGCTGAGATAAGCTACGAGCAGAGTTTTCCTATTAGTGGTAACTCTGATTTTATGTTAGTAACATGGAATGGTCTTGCACTTAACGATACTGGCCTACCTTTTACTTTGAGTCAGTATGCAGATCGTAGTGTACAAGTAAGCGGAACATTTGGAGCAGGTGGTCTAGTAGTAGTAGAAGGCACTAATAACAATTCTGTCTACGGTACTCTTAACGACCCACAGGGTAATGCTATTTCTATTAGTACAGCTAAGATAGAATCTGTATCTGAGATTGTAGTAGCTATTCGTCCACGAGTTTCTTCTGGAGATGGTACTACATCAGTTAATGTCTCTATGCTAGTAAGGAAGAATTAATGTCCCATGAATTAGCCCTAGAAGAAATACGTAAGCAAGTAAAGGTCTACAAAGCGTTTGCAGAGGCAGAGAATGCTCTGATAGCCTTAGCCTCCTTGGAACAACATACGAAGGAGCTAAGTGCCTCTAAGAAGGAATTAGAAGCATCCCTGACTAAACTTAAAGTAGACATTAGATCTAAACAAGATAAGAGTCTTGAACTGGATGATAAACTATCAGCTAAAGAAATATTTGTCCGAGATCAAATAAAAGAATATGAAGCACAGAAGTTAGCTGAACTGGATAATACCTATGGCCTGCGGAAGCAAGAAAAAGAAAAAGAAGTAACCATTCTTAATGAAGAGTGTGATAAACTTAGATTACATATTAAGAATCATGACATCTATCTTAAGACTAAACAAAAAGAAATAGCGGATCTAGAGAGTAGAATTTCTTCTGCTAAAGAACAAATACAAAGGCTACTAAATGGCAACGCTTAATAAATTCAATTGTTTTGTAGAAGATCTAGCAGAGAAAAAACATAATCTAGGAGCAGATGTTCTTAAGATTTGTCTTACTAACTCAGCTCCAGTAGCTACTAATACTGTCTATGCTAACATCACGGATCTTACTACTGGTGGTGGATACACTGCTGGTGGTACAGCCGCTACAATAACATCTAGTGCTCAAACTACAGGTACTTATAAGTTAGTTCTAGCAGACGTAGTATTTACTGCTACAACTGGATTTGGCCCATTCCGTTATGCTGTTCTTTATAATGATACAGATGCAACAAAACCTTTAATTGGTTGGGCTGATTATGCTTCTAGTATTTCTCTATTGGCATTAGAAACATTTACAGCAGACTTTGATCCAACCAACGGCGTACTTACAATAGTATAAAGGAATAATATAATATGGCAGCACCAGTAGCAGGGTTTGTACAGTTACCTCTAGATACAGGTAACACAGGAAAGAAAAAACGGACGTACTCACGTACAGTTGGCGCTGATACAGTACACGAAGATGTTGTGCTCATTGGAGATGGGCGTGATGTTACTGGTCGTTATAAAGTCTGTAGTGGTGTTGTGACTATCCCTATCGCCGCGCAGAACGGCACAACTACTGCATTTGGCTGGTTGTATAATCCAGTAGCCAGCACAATCTGGATGCAAATTAGCGGGATGAAAGCAAGGATTAATTTCACCGCCCTTGCTGTTGATTTGCTGGTGGGTGAGATTAGGGCAAACCGTTTTACATTCACAGGAGTAAACTCAGGTGCAGTAGCCACACCCGCAAAGATAAATTCAGGGGATGCCACAAACCAAGGCAATATGACGGCAGCCTTTGCAACTGCCGTTCCAACTCTTGGCGCGGTAATTGATAATATGCTACTTCCAACAATGGACTTAGTAACGGGAGGTGCTGGTCACTGGAATCCGTATGTGGATGACTTTGATCCCTCTAGCGACCATGAAGAGATTATATTAAAACCCGGAGAAGGTATTGTTGTATGGAGTGCCGCTGCCGTAACCACCGCTAACCGCCGTATGGTATTCACAGCATCTTGGGATGAATTCACACCTTAAAGGGGAATAATTATGTGGTATGCAAGTGGTAGATTACCAAATCCAATTCTAAACCAAGTTATTGTTGATACCGGCCCATTGCCAGCTAAACAGCGCATGTTCAAGTGCACTGTTGCCGCCACTGTGCAGTGTGCGTTAGAACTACAGCATGTTGCCTCAGATGGAACTACTGTGATTAAGTCACAGATTATTGCAGTACCAGCCTATGGAACTATATCTGGTGGGCCGCAGGTGGAAGAAGTGACAATGGCTGTAAACGAGCGTATTCGTTTGATTGCTGTTGCGGCAGTAACCGGATTTGTTTCTGCAAGTATTGATATAACCTTGTAATCATGGCTGAAAATAACTGGGTAATACAAGACGGGCGATCAATACTCGTTGAGTTCAGCCCAGCAGCGACAGCGACTAACTGGGGATGGTTCGGAAATCGCAGTAGTGGTGAAGGATTAGAATTTTCTACTCCTACAACAGCATGGTCTAATCATGCTTGGTTACGAGGTGGTCAATATATAATGGCTGCCGAAGCAGGTGGGCCAACAGCTTATACACTATCTATTACTCCAGCTTCGGTTGCAGTTACAACTCAGAGCATTAATTTACTAAAAGGTAGTAGAGTTCAAGTAAGTTCTTCTAGCTACGCTGTTACTACCAAAACAGTAAATCTTCTCTATAAGAGAAGTTTAGCAATAACAAGTAATTCTTATAGTGTTACATTTAATCCTGTAACCCTAACAAAGTCTAGTGGTATTACTAATTATAGTTTACCTATTACTTCTAGTTCTTATGCAGTAACTACACAAACAGTTAATTTGTTAAAAGGAAGTAAAGTCTCCATAACATCGGCAGCTTTTACGGCTGCAACACAAACCTTAAATATATTATACAAAAGAGTATTAGTCTTTACTCCAAGAAGTTATTCTATAACTACACAAAGTATAGATTTAATTAAAGGGCATAAATTAACAATAACACCACAAGCATATACAAGTACTTTTAATAATGTTGGTTTATTAAAAGGGTATAAAGTTAGTGTTGGGGTTACTAATTATCCTGTTACTTTTAGTGCTGTTACATTAACTTTTAGTGGTGGTATTGTAAGTGCCCAAGGTGAACTAAACTACCGTAGACGTAGGAGATTATAAATGAAAGAAGAATACGCCGCATGGCGATCTGTAATGCTAGACAACCTTGGTAGATTTAGGACTAGATCTCTATTCTGGGAAACAAGAAATGTTAAGAGTGATGAAGAATATGAACCACTCTTCTCTACTAAAGTAAAAGAACATACAGTTACTAAAAACGGTATAGCTACTACTTACCCTTCTCTTAAAGCAATCTATATGTCTTACGATCATGTTCCCGGACATGAGTATGAATTTGCAATGGATGTGTTTGGTTCTTGGCAACACTGGATTGTTATTCTTGATTCATCTCTACGAGATATGTTTAAAGAATGGAGAGAAGAATTAACAATTAAAATTAAAGCAGAAGCTATTCGTAAGATGGTAATTGCTTCTCGTGAGACTTCTGCTGTAGGAGTTAATGCAGCTAAGTATCTTGCAGATGAAGGGTATGTCCCACGTAAAGTTGGACGTATTACCAAAGAAGAAAAAGCTCGTGAATTAAAAGTAGCTGCAGGTATACGAGATGATCTACAAGGTGATATGGATCGCCTAGGAATTTCACTTATAACAGGAACTAAATAAAAATGCCACTAAAATCATATAACGATGTACAAGTAGATAGCTCATATACAGTAAGTAAAGATGCTGCAGTATTGGTAAACGGTACTACAGTATTTACTATTTCTGGTGGCCCTATTATTATTGAAGAGATCCTAGCTATCTGTGTGACAGCTAATAATGCTACAGCTTCTACTCTTCAGTTTAGTGCTGATGGTACTGATGGGGCTGCTACTACAATTACAGGAGCTAGTGCTACTTTGGCTAGTGCTGCTGCAGGTACTATTGTGGCAACTGTTCCGGGTACTCTTGCCACTGCTCCAGTAATCTATGCTAATGGTGTAGGTATCGCCGGTACGGTGGGTATAATCGTTCCTGCTGGTGTTATTACTACTGTGGTAGGGGTAGGTAGCACAACAGGTACTTGGAAGCTCCAGATGCGTTATAGACCAGTTGTAGCTGGTGTGGTGGTATCTTAATATGCCATTTATGACCAACGGAAAGCGTAATTATAAAAAAGAGAGGGAGTGGGAAAAGAAGAATGGAGATACTCGTGGTAAGGATCGTGCTGAACGAAACAAAGCTCGCCGTGAAGCTGGCCTTAAAGTAGGCGATCCACGAGAAGCAGACCATAAGAAACCACTATCCCAAGGTGGATCTAATAAAAAATCAAATGTGCAGGTTATTAGTGCTAAAGCTAATGCTGCTAAAGAAGTTAAACGTAAACGCAGTAAACCGGGGAATAATTAAGAATGGCAAAACTAACATTAAATCCTATAACTAGTGGTTATGCTAGTAATACAACTCTTAATGAAAATTTTGATCGTATTGAAACAGCGATAGAAAATACCCTCAGCAGAGATGGGACGAGTCCTAATCAGATGGAAAGTCCCATTGATATGAATGGACATCTAATTATTAATCAAGGTAATCCTATTACAGTATCAGGCTTAGTTTGGGAAGGCCCTTGGATTACAGCACAAGTGTACTCAGTTGGTGATATTATAGAAACTAGTGGTATTGCTTATATTTGTATTGTAGAACACACGTCAGGTGTTTTTGCTACAGATCTTTCTAATGGAAAATGGCAGACCTTTGTAGCAGGAACACTACCTACTCAAGCAGGAAATACTGGTAAATATCTTAAAACCGATGGTATTATGCCTAGTTGGGATTATGCTGTAGACGCTACTTCTGCGACAGGTTCGGCAATTAACCCTTCTGGAACTACCGAACAGAGGGATGCTTCACCTGTTGATGGATATTTCCGGTTTAATACTACCTTGTCAGTTTTGGAAGCATGGTACTCGGCGGCATGGAATACTATCGCTACCACCGTAAATACTGTTTTAACCACTGGCAATCAGACTATTGCAGGGATAAAGACATTTTCAAGCAGCCCGTTAATCCCAGTGGCAACAGCCACAGATCAAGCAGTCAGACTAGATCAAACAGTAGGGCGTAATAAACTAATTAACGGGGCATATCAAGTAGCCCAAAAGAACCCAACTGCTGCTGCGACTATAACCGCTGGGGCGGCGATCAACTACACTATTGATAGGTGGTACACACAATCAACCGGGCAGAATATCACTGCCCAACGTGTTGCCGGAACATCACCGTTTAAATACGCCTATAAGTTAATAGCTGGAGCTACTGGCCCAACTACCACACTTCACGGTCAACGGATTGAAGGTAAAGACTGCGTACATTTAGTTAATCAAAACGTTGCTGTGAAAGTTAATATTATTGGTGACGTAAATAGAACAGTCACATGGACTGCTTACTACGCAACGGTTGAAGATACGTTTTCGACTAAAACCCAAATAGCCACTGGTAGTATAAGTGCTACTACCACTGATACCACTTATCAATTTACATTTAACGCTGGTGCAAATGCAGGGCTAGGAATAGCCATTGAATACACCACAGGGCCACTGACAAGCTCAACTGGCTATATTACTTACTCAGGACACCAATTAGAATTAGGAGTTGTATCTACATCTTATGAACATATTGGTTGTGGTGATATGGAGTTAAGGTGTTTCAGGTATCTATGGCGCGGATTACCTTGTGCCTCTTTAAATTTTGGGGCTTATACGACAAACGTTCAGCAAGCATGGCCTGTAATGTTCCCTACTAAAATGCGTGCAGTCCCAACAATTTTATATAATTTTACTGGTATTACATTGTCTAATGTAACGGCTGTCACTGCCAGCAGTACAAATATACCTGATGGATGCAGGCTAATTGCAGATGGAAGCACGGCAAGCATAAACGCAAACTTCACATTCGCCGCAGCGAATTACATTCAGGCCGAAGCGGAGCTATAAAATGTATAAACTAACCGACACAACATCAATACTCCGGCTATCAGATGGTGCAATGATACCTGCTGACTTGCGGAATACTGACTATAAAGAATATCTAAGATGGATAGCTGCTGGGGGGGTAGTTCTTCAACCAGACCCTCCGACAAACATGGAGGTATCTGCTGATAATTATAAGGGCATGATTAGACGTAGGGCAGAAAAATTATCACCAATAGACGCAGTATTACTTTTGAAAACAATAGGAGAATAACATGGCTAGAATCGTATATAACTCAACAACAATTGGCGGAAAGATGGTAGCGGAAGCAGTAGACCATATCCGTAAAGGCCGAGACCTTTTAACCCGCGCTTCCGCATTGGCTAACTCAATCTCTGCCGGTGGCGTAACACCAGCCCTGTTGGAATCAAGCCCTGAATTTGGGGTAGTAGTTGGTCAGGGTTCAAATTTCTACACCGCTGTTAATAACATGAAAACCAATGCTGCTACTGTATCTGATACTGCAATCGCTGATATTGACCAAGGCGGCTAATCTTGACTCATTTCAATGAAACTACAAAACATATTGTTGATGCTATCTCTGTAACAACAGTAGTTGGAACATTAACAGCATGGCTTCCTCCTATAGCAGCATTACTATCTATTATTTGGACAGCTCTACGTATATATGAAATGATTACTGGTAAACAAATAGCAGATCGAAGGAAAATCACACGACTATGATTATTACAGTATTTAGAGATACATTTACAGACAAATCTACCATTGGTACTATGTATGTAGATGGTAAATTTGAATGTTATACTTTAGAGGATGTAATTAGATTAGAGAAAGTATATGGAGAAACGGCTATTCCATGTGGAGTATATACAATAGAATTAAACTATAGTCCAAAATATAAAAGAATTATGCCACAAATCTTAAATGTTCCTAATTTCCAAGGTATTAGAATACATTCTGGAAATAAGGCTGAAGATACAGATGGGTGTATTTTAGTAGGACAAGCAAAGAGTAAGGACTTTATTTCTAACTCTAAACTCGCTTACAAAGCTCTATTCTCTAAATTAGAAAAAGCTTATGAAGCTAACGACACAATCACTATTTCAATAAATTGACAACAAATAAAATACAACTAGTTCGTGAATCAGCCGAGGCAGATCTAGCTGTATTCATAAGACTTGTAGCTCCACACCTTTTATTAGGAAGTATTCATCAAGAACTCATCAAGTGGATGACACGGTCTGAGGCAAAGAAGAATCAGTTAATCTTACTTCCTCGTGGACACTTAAAAAGTAAAATAGCTGCTTATAAAACTGCATGGGAAATAACAAAACATCCAGAAATAACCATTTTATATGTGTCTGCTACTGCTGACTTAGCTGAAAAACAGTTATATCAAATAAAACAAATCTTGGATAATCCTATCTATCGTCGTTATTGGCCTGAAATGATTGGGCCAGATGAGGGTAAACGAGAGAAGTGGGCTGTAGCTGAGATTTGTGTAGATCATCCAAGACGTAAGTTAGAGGGGATTCGAGATGCCACCTGCAAAGCCGTTGGACTCACTAGTAATACTACTGGTTTCCATGCTGATCTTGTGGTTCTTGATGACATAGTTGTTCCGGGGAATGCCTATACAGAAGAAGGTAGAGATAAAGTGGCTTCTGCTTACTCTCAACTAGCTTCTATTGAAAATCCCGGAGCCTCTGAGTGTGTTGTAGGTACACGTTATCATCCTAAAGATATTTATCAAAGTATGATTGAGATGAAAGCAGAAATATATAATCCTGAAACTGGAGATCTTGAGTCAGAAGACGAAATTTATGAGTTATTTCAAAAAGTTGTTGAAACAAACGGGGAATTTCTCTGGCCTGTTCAAACAAGATCAGATGGTAAAACCTTTGGCTTTGATTATAAAATATTGGCTAATATTAAAGGTAAGTATCAAGGAGATATTACTCAGTTCTATTCTCAATACTACAATAACCCAAATAATGCCGACACTGCTAGGATTAATTCTGATAAGTTTCAGTATTATGAGAGAAAGCTTCTAGAAAATAAAGAAGGTGACTGGTATATTAAAGATAGAAAATTAAATGTCTATGCTGCAATTGACTTTGCTTTCTCTCTAAAGAAAAAAGCAGACTATTCTGCTCTAGTTGTAATTGGTGTAGATCATTTAGGTAATTTCTATGTTTTAGATATAGATAGATTTAAAACAGATAGGATTGTTGAATACTTTAATCATATTGTAAAAGCACAACAAAAATGGGGCTTTAGAAAGATTAGAGCTGAAGTTACTGTTGCTCAACAAGCTATTGTAGGAGAACTAAAAGAAAGTTATATTAAACCTAATGGTATTGCTCTTTCTATTGATGAGTTTCGCCCTAACAGACATCAAGGTGATAAGGATGAACGTGTCAATGCTACATTAGAACCTAAGTATGACAATATGCAAGTATGGCATTATCATGGTGGAAATTGTCAATCTCTTGAAGAGGAGCTTGTAATGCTTCATCCTCCGCATGATGATATTAAAGACGCTCTAGCAAATGCTATAAGTATATCTAATATCCCAAGACAAAGAACTGCTTCTAGTTTAGGTAGTAATATATTAACTCATAGCCGCTTCGGTGGTGTAGCTTATTAAAGGAAATAAAATGGCAGAGAGTAAAATTGAAGGTTACAGAAAACGTGATGAAACTTACGAACCTCTTGCTCCAAAAGAGACTAAGAAAGAGATGAAGAGTTCTAGTCCTGAAGAAGGGTCTTCCATGTCTCAATTTAGAAAATCTATAGATGACCATATAAGTGATATTAATAAAGGTCGTAGTAATGGTATTCCAGATAACTACAAAAAGAAAGATAAATAATGGCAGGTAAGATTGCTCAGATAGAGGAAATTCTTAATCCTAGTAATTTAGCTAGGCAGTTAGCCTCTTTATATAATAAATGGTGGATTCCTCGTTCTGAGAAAGAAAAAGAGTGGAGAGAACTTCGTAATTATTTGTTTGCTACAGATACGACAAAAACTACTAATTCTAAACTCCCTTGGAAGAACAAGACTACTATTCCTAAGCTAACACAGATTAGGGACAATCTCCATGCTAATTATATGGATGCTCTTTTCCCAAACGATAATTGGTTACGTTGGGAAGGGTATAGTCCTGACTCTGTAGTAGCTACAAAAAGAAAAGCCATTGAAACTTATATGAAAAACAAGCTTCGTGAAAGTGGCTTTCGTGAAACTATCTCTAGATTATTATATGATTATATTGATTATGGTAATACTTTTGCTGAAGTTACTTGGGTAGAAGAAAAACATACAGATCCAGCAACACAAGAAGAAGTTGTAAACTACGTAGGCCCAAAGGCAATACGCATATCTCCTTTTGACATTGTATTTAATCCTACAGCAGCATCGTTTAAAGAGTCTCCTAAATTTACACGTTATGTAAAGTCTATAGGAGAACTAAAAAAGGACATGATTGTTAATCCTAGATTAGGGTATGATGAGGTAACAATTAAGAAAATTATTGATACTCGTAAAGCTCTAACCTCCTTCCGAATGGAGGATATTAATAAATCTAATGGTTACCTAGTAGATGGTTTTGGTACACTACAAGAATATTATTCTTCAGGTATGGTTGAAATCATCGAGTTTGAGGGTGATATATACGACGAAGATAATGATGAGCTAAAAGAGAAGCGTATTATTACTATTGTAGATAGAACTCATATTCTACGAGATGTACAGAATCCTTCTTGGTTAGGACAAGATACTAAAGTACACGTAGGTTGGAGAGAACGTCCAGATAATTTATATGCTATGGGGCCACTAGATAACTTAGTAGGTATGCAGTATCGTGTAGATCATCTAGAAAACTTAAAGGCAGATGCTCTTGACCAAACTATTTTACCACCTAAAGTTTTAATAGGTAATGTAGAGCCTTTTGAATGGGGCCCCGGAGTAAACATCCATGTACCTGAAGATGGTGATGTAAGGTTACTTCCACCTAATCCTGCTGCTTTCCAAGTTAATAACGAGATTATAGGTCTTCTTACTCTTATGGAAGAAATGGCAGGTGCTCCTAAAGAGGCTATGGGTATTCGTACTCCCGGAGAAAAGACTGCTTTTGAAGTACAACAATTACAAAATTCTTCTGGTCGTATTTTTAATAATAAAGTAAATAAATTTGAAATTGAGTTTATGGAACCACTTATTAATAAAATGCTAGAGATGTCTAAGCGTAAGATGGATACTGTAGATGTAGCTAGAACTATGGACGATGATCTAGGTGTAATCGAGTTTATTTCTATTACTAAAGAAGATATTACGGCTAAAGGTAAACTTCGTCCTATTGGAGCTAGACACTATGCTGCTAGAGCACAACTGATGCAAAATATGCTAGGTATATTTAATAGTCCTATTGGACAAACAATTGCTCCACACATCTCTGCTAAGAGTCTGGCTAAATTAGTTGAAGAACAGATGGGCTTTGAACAATATCAATTTATTCGTGATAATATTGCTGTTGTAGAGAATGCGGAAACTCAACGTCTTATGAACCAAGCTGGGGCTACTTTAGAGAATGAACAGGCAGCTCCTGTTGCGGAAGAGATGATTACTCCACAAACAATGTAAATAGTTCTTGACAAATCCTTTAAAATAGTGTATAATAGATATATAAATATGAATTTAAACCTAAAAAGTAAAGAAGCTAAGGAGTATTCTAAAGAAGAGGTTTTTCTAATCATTCAAGAATTTATTCGGGAACAAATAGAATTATCTCAACGTAAGACTTTAGATGAAGATTCCTTTAATAAACCTAGTTGGAGTGAATACCAAGCATTTCAATTAGGTATGCAACGCGCATATAATAAAGTAGCAACATTTGTTCCCACTCCTGACCCGGAAGGTAATTAGAATTGTCAAACGACACAAGTATTTTTAATACTACAGCGACACCTGTAGAAGCAGTATCCCCTGTAGTTCCTCCCCAAACTAGTGCAATTATCCCACCAGAAGTTGCAGAGTACGTAGGTACAGGAAAGAAGTACCAGTCTGTAGAAGAGGCTTTAAAATCAGTACCACATGCTCAAACTCATATCCTTACTTTAACAGAGGAACTGAAAGCAGCAAAGTTGGAATTGGAAAAGCGCCGCACAGCCGAAAACTTACTTGAGGAAATGCGTAACAACTCTGTTAATAAAAGCAATGAGACACAAACTCAGGTGGCTGGATTAACTCAGGAAGACGTAGCAAGGATTGTACAACAAACCTTTGTACAAAATGAGCAACAAACACAAGCCAAAACTAATACTGAAAGTGTTCGTCAAGCTTTTAGTAATAAATTTGGAGATAAGGCAGAAGAATTTTATATTCAAGTAGCAAAAGAATCTGGAATTGCTTTATCTGATTTAAATCGTCTCTCTGCAACCTCACCTTCAGCAGTATTAAAACTTGCTGGAATTGAAACTAAAAAAGTTGACCCTGTTGTATCTAAGCCAACTAGTTCTATTAATACAGAATCTTTGAATAATAAATCAGGTAATCAAGCATTATCTGCTCGTGTTAAACAAGGGGCTTCTACTAAAGACCTAGTTGCTGCATGGAAAATAGCGGGTCAAAAAATTGGTAAACCTGAATAATAAAGGAATAAAATAATGTCGCAATTAACAGGCAACACAACCGCTTTTGTCGAAGCACAACAGTATAGTCAGTTTATCCTAGATAACCTGCATGACTATCTGCTCCCTGAAGGTATGTCTCGTGACGTATCAGACTTTGGTTCTGGTACAACTCTGAACATCAAAACCGTTGGTACAGTAACTCTGCAGGATGCTGCTGAAGATACTCCACTGGTATTCAATCCAATTGATACTGGTACAATCACTCTGTCTATCACTGATTATGTTGGTGATGCTTGGCGTGTATCGGATGACCTGCGTGAAGATGGTTCTCAAGTAGAGTCTTTAATGTCTATGCGAGCTATGGAATCTACTCGTGCTCTTGGTGAAAATCATGAATCTCGTTTCCTCTCTGTAGCTAACTTGGCTCAAACTAATGCTAACGTAAACTTGGTCAACGCTCGTCCTCATCGTTGGATTGGTGGTGGTTCTGGTGTTACTACTCGCGTAATGTCTATGTCTGACTTTATCGCTATGAAGTTGGCCTTTGATAAAGCTAATGTACCTGCAAGTGGTCGTATCGCTATCGTTGATCCTATTGTTGAAGCTACGATTAATAGCTTGACCAATTTGGTAAACGTATCTAATAACCCAATGTTTGAAGGTATTATCACAGAAGGTTTTGCTCGTGACCATAAGTTTGTACGTAATATCTTTGGTTTTGATATTTATACCTCTAACTTCCTTCCAGTAAAAACTGCAACTGAGGCCCTGAACGCTTCTAGTTATGGTTTGGCTAATACTACTGCTGCTGTTGGTGACGTAGCTAATATCTTTATGTGTGTTGCAGATGATGCTTGCAAGCCTATTATGCACGCATGGCGTCGTCAACCACAGACTGAAGGCTGGCGTGATCCAGAAGGTCGTGGTGATAAGTTCCAAGTAACATCTCGCTTTGGTCTTGGTGCTCAACGTGTAGATACTCTGGGCGTTATCTTAACAACCAGCACTACATACTAATCTAAAGGAGAATAAAAAATGGCTTTTGAACTTGATTCTAAACGTGGCGTACTGAATTCTTATGGTGTACGCACAACTAACTCTGCTTATGGTGCTGAACAAAGCGATGAAGTAGTTAGATTCCTTTCAGTTGAATTCCAAGCACCCACATCGGGTGCAGGTGGTGCTTCTAATGGTATGGCTGCTGCTGCTTGGGCTAAGAATGGCTTGGATGTAGTAATTCCGGCTGGTGCAGTATTCTTGTCTGCTAACGTAATTGTAGAAACAGCTTTTGATGCTCTTACTGCTCTGACTATTGGTACATATAATGCTGCTGATGGTACTACTGCACAAGATGCTGATGGTTTGATAACTGCTGCTGGCTCTGCCTTGGCTGCTATTGATGCTATTGGTGATCGTCTGGTAGGTGCTGGTGCTCTCTTAGTTACTGGTACTGCAGGTCTGGGTGCTTCTGCTGCTGCTGCTGTTATCCGTGTCTTGTACACAGGTACAGTACCCACAGTAGGTAAGGCTCGCTTGCTTGTATCTTATGCACTAAAAGCAGCTTAATAATATAAATAAATAGTTAGTCCTTGAATGGGGTAGGGGTTTCGCTCCTATCCCATTTTTAATTTAAATTTAAGAAAGAAGAATAAAATGGCAAATCCAATTAAAGAAAATAGTATTACAGCAGACAAAAATAATAAACCTCTTTTAAGCACTCGTCAAGCCCTAGTAGCTGATATGGCTACAACTGCTGCTACACAAACAACTCCTTGGGGTTTTGCTTCTCAAGCACAGGCAGATAGTATTGCTACTCGCATTAACTTGATTCTTGATGTACTAGAATCCCACGGTTTGATGAATGACGCATAAGCATGGCAAATATTCAACATGCAGCAATACCGGAAGCTTATTTACATGAGAGTAAAGGTGTTTCTACAGCCCTAAACGGTCAGGTCTATATTACTGATGGTTTGGGAAGTGGTTCTTGGAAGTATTTGTCTAAGTATGGGGAGTTGTATATGACTGGGGCAGTTACGGCCCAAGCATTAACAGCTACAGCAGCTAGGATAGATCCCGGAGCCACTTGGGTAGCTGGAGAATCAGCTAATATTACATTAAATGCAGCAGATGGTACTTTTACTATTACCCAAACAGATAAGTATTCTGTTGACTTTTGGTGTTCATTCAATACAGACGCCGTAGCAGCAGGAACATTATATACCTTTTATTATGCTATAGATGGAGTTATTTCTACTCGTAGTATTTCCGTGCAGAAACTTACTGCTGGTGTTGATAGACTAAATGCTGGGTCATTTGGTATAGCTGCACTAACAGCCGGACAAGTAATATCTATCTATGCTAAAAGTAGTATTAACTCCACAATAACTCCTGTTGAAGCAGGATTTAACCTTCAAGCGGTATAATTTATGTCATCTATGACTTTATTAGAAATTGTACAAGACATATTAAATGACTTGGATTCTGATCCAGTCAATAGTATTAATGATACAGTTGAAGCAGAACAAGTGGCTCAGATTGTAAAGACAACATATAATCTTATGGTTGATGGAAAACATTACCCCCATTTATATGAGCTATTTCAATTTGAGGCTCTAGGTTCTATATCTAAACCTAACTACTTAAAGATTCCAACTACTATTGTTAATGTTGAATGGCTTAAGTATAATACTCGTAGTCTTTCAGATACTAAGAATAAGTTCACAGATATTAAATTTAAAGATCCACAAGAGTTCCTAAGAATGGTAGATGCACGAGACTCTAGTGCTTCTAATATTCAAGTGGTCTCTGATTTTAGCACTGTAACCCTTAACATTTTAAATGATAAAGCTCCTCAATATTACACTTCTTTTGATGATAGTTATATTATTTTAGACTCTTTTGATTCTACTATAGACACTACTATACAAGCAAGTAAGTCTAGTGGTTGGGGTAGACGTAGTACTTCTTTCACTATAAGTGATACATTTATTCCAGACTTACCTGTACAGCAATTCTCTTATCTTTTGGCTGAAGCTAAATCAAATGCTTTTAGTATTTTGAAACAAGCTCTTAATCCTAAAGTAGAAGTTAATGCTAAATCACAGAGAAATAGAATGAGTCAGGAAGCATGGAAACTAAATAGAGGTGTTACATACCCTAATTTTGGGAGGAAATAATGTCAACTGATAAAGATCAAAATAAACAGTCTAAATCTGAAAGAAAACCAAAAAAATGATGTCCTTTGAAACTACTGCTGGTAAAAAAATAGAAATGTTTATTGATACTAAGACAGCACATATTAGATTAAAATTTGTTCCCGGAGGCCAATTACCAGATGAATTGGCCGGTCTTTATACTTCAGTAAGAGCAGCAGAAAAGAGTGTTCTTTCATATCTAAGTAAGACAAAATAAGGAACAAGTAATGTCTAAAGTTGTATCCGAAAAACAGGTAAACTCTTTTGTTAAAGGTCTAATTACTGAGGCCAGCGCCCTCACGTTCCCAGAAAACTCTTCTATAGATGAAGATAATTTTATATTAGAGTTAAGTGGTAGCCGTAGTCGTAGACTTGGAGTTGATTATGAAGTAGGACATCAATACAATAGTACAGGAATACTCCCCGGAACTTTAAACTTAAGTAGATACTCCATTACTACTTGGGCATTTCCCGGTGGCTCTACTGATATTGTACTTGGAGTAATTCGTGCCTATAATAAGTTATATTTTATTAATCTATTGGAAGCAAACCCAAGTGCTCATTTAATGAATGGGGGTAATGCTATTACTATAACTGGACTGACTACATCTCGTATTCAGACAGCTATAGTCAATAACTTCTTTGTTTTAGTCTCAGAAGAGTTAGATCTACCTGTAATATTAACTTATGATTCTTCTCTAGACACTATAACACAGGAGGCAACAGCAATAGTAGTACGAGATTTTGAAGGGGTAGATGATTATCTTACCAATGATTCTAGACCTGTAATTTTATCTCCCCTTCATAAATATAATTTAATTAACCAAGGATGGAGTTCAAAAATACCATCTACTTGTGCTACTTCTGTAGATATAACTACTACCTTATCTCTCCCTATTGGTAGAAAAAATGTTGGTTATATTGCAGCAAATACCACAAATACAGCTATTGATTGTACTAAATCTGTACTTGGTGTTTACCCAAGTAATTCTGATATATGGTCATTAGGAAAAATAGGTAATCCTGCTGCTGCTAATTATCAGACATATGATCCAGCAACACTAAAAAAGAATTCTATTGAAAATACACTTGCTCCTAAAGGGGCGGTTTTATTAAACATATATTCAAGAGGTGCTAGTAGAACTCGTCATACAGGTATAGTTAATACCGCTGTAACACCAATTCCGGGAAGAGTTCAGATCACATTATACCGTCCAGCTTTACCTATGGATGCTGAAATGGGTAGAGTTAGTGCTGTAGAGTCCTTTGCCGGACGTATCTTCTACTCTGGTATTGTATCACAAATTTCAGACGGGGATTTAGTATCTCCCAATTATTCTGGGTATGTATTTTTTTCTCAAATAGCAAAATCAATTGAAAAGTTGGGGATGTGCTATCAAGAAAATGATCCTACTTCTGCGGAAATAAGTGATCTATTACCTACTGATGGAGGCACAATCCATATCCCAGAAGCAAATAGAATAGTTAAGTTAATGACTAATCGTGAATCATTAATTATCTTTGCTGAAAATGGTATTTGGGAATTAGGTGGTGAAGGAGTTAATCAAGGATTTAATGCTACAGCTTTTCAAGTAAGTAAAGTTACAACTGTTGGAGTAAGTAGTCCAGATTCTATTGTAAATGCTGGTGGTACTATCTTCTATTGGGCTAAAACAGGCATTCATTATTTAACAACTGACCAAAATTCCGGTAGACTAATTGCACAAAATGCTACACTTACTACAATACAGTCTTACTATAATAATATATCACAAGTAGCCCGTACTAATGCTAGAGGTTTCTATAATGAAGCTCGTAATGTGGTACAATGGCTCTATAGTGATGATCCTAATTATTCAGAGACTAATTATATAAATACATATAATAAACAATTGAATATGGATTTGTCTCTAAAAGCTTTTTCTAAATTTAGTTTTAGTAGCTTAGATGTAACAGAACAGACTCTCCCACGAATCTGTGATTTTATTAAGATTCCGGGATATTCATTACAAAACGTAGATCTAACCTTATCTGCTAATATTGATAATATTCTTGTAGGTACAGACCAAGCTATAATTACATTAAGTAATTCAACACCTAGAGTAGAAACTTTTCGATACCTAGTAATGAAAGGCGGATCATTTACTATAGGGGCCTTAAGTAATACAGGATTTAAAGATTGGGTAACAGAGAATGGAACTGGGGTAGATTTTTCTAGCTATCTTGTTACTGGCTATGAATATGCCGGTGATATTATGAGAGATAAACAAGTACCTTATATCCAATTCTATTTTAATCGTACAGAGAATGGTTTTACTGCTGTAGGAGATACACTACAATTAGATAATCCTTCTGGTTGTATTGTACAAGCACAATGGAATTGGACTAATAGCGCTAATAGTGGTAAATGGGGAAATCCTTTCCAAGCTTATAGACTAAATCGTAACTATACTCCTTCTGGTGCTGGTGATACATTTGATTATGGTGATGCTGTTATTGTTACTAAAAATAAACTTCGTGGTTCTGGTAAAGTATTAAGTTTAAAGATTTCTTCTGAGACAGGTAAAGATATGCAACTATTAGGATGGTCTCAAATGATTACAGGAAAATCTGAAATATAATGATAAAACAAATATCTCTTCGAGAACACTCTTCTAAGATACAAGAATTATCTATTAGTCATTGGGAAGAGGTTGCCACAAACAAACATAGTAGAAAACTTAATCTAGATGTAGAAGCATTCTTTCTTTTAGAAGACAAAGGATTCTTAATATCCCTAGGAGCTTTTATAGATAATAGTCTTATTGGTTATTCTATAAGTGCTTTTGTTCCTGATATGCACGATAGAAGCAAACTACTTTGTATAAATGATGCTATTTTTATTCTAGAAGATTACAGAAATGGGTCAATAGGTATAAAATTAATTAAAGAGACAGAAACTTTAGCAAAAGCAAGAGGGGCTTATGCTCTAATATGGCACGCAAAGGTTGGGACAGCCCTTGATAAATTATTACCTAAATTATCCTATGAAGTTAAAGATATTTTACATATGAAGGAACTATAATGGCAATATCCGTAGGGGTAGGGGCTTTATATATGCAGTATGAAGCTGGGCAGGATGCTAGTGATGCTGCCGAACAACAAGCAGCAGCACA